CCTGTCTAACAAATGCGTTTCTTTTATTTTGTGGTAATACCGTATTCGTATTGATATACTTTTTCAATTGTCCTCTACGCGCATTGAGTTGCGCAGTTTCTTGTTGGATGATAGCACTTTTTTGGGTAACTCCGGCTGTATTTATTTTTTGTTGAAGGGGAATAAGTGTATTAACCGTGGTGGCTTCTTGAATATTTTTTGAGAACGTGACATTCAGTGACTTCGCGCGGTTAGTTAATTTAGTTTTACCCGCACTCATGACACGAACTTTCATAGCATCTATATCCGTATTTGTTTTTACCTTTAGGATGTCAGATTGTATGGTCGCATTCAAATTCAATTTCGACGCGATTGTGGAAAGACGCTGTATCTTTTCGGCGAATGTACCCTTCACCTTCTCGACTCCGGCTTCCCTTATTCTCGCTTCTACATTGTTTAACGAATTGAGTTTAGATATATTTTCATTCACACCTAATTGTTTAGCTAACGCGATGAGTCGTTGTTTTTCGGTATTTAATTTTATCGTATTTCGTACCCCCTTTAAGGTTTTCGCTTCCTCTACGAGTTTGGTCACGTTCTTGTTACCGTTATTAAATTTACGCATGATCACATTTTTGTTTTGTGCGTTAAGATTGAGTGTGTTAAGATTTTTAACGAGACGCGTTCTCGTATTTTCACTCTGCCCACGAGATGCTTCTTCTTCGCGCTGTTTGGCGGCGCGTTTCAACGTGTTAATACTTTCACCCTTGTTGAAACGTGTAAGAAAGGCATTCTTATTTGATTGATTAATTTTTAGAGGTGTCAGATATGTGAGAAGATTTTGTTTCGCGAGTGATTCCTTTTCCTTTTTCCTTTGTTCGAAAAGTGTGATGGCTCGATTTTTCATAGAGTTCAAGTTTGTGTTAGTATCAATAAGGTTTTCAAAACTTTTCTTGTCTTCATCAGAAAGTTTAACATTTACGAGCATACCCATAAACTTCTTTTTCTGTGTATCAATGAAAGTATCACGTTTGGTCTCGTTTTCCTTTTTAGCCTCGTTGATGAGACTATTTATATTCGCATTTTCAGCTTTAGATCTTGACTTGAATGACAATTTACTCGCGTTGTTAATAAACGGGAGCGTCGCCAGGATTATATTCATCTTTTGTTCATTCGTCTTCACAACATTATTCATTTCATCTGATTTGAGTTGCGCTTCAGCTTCTAACTGTTTCAAATTATCATTTACCATGCGATTGATAAGAGTCTGTCGATTCGCATTTGAGAGTGACATCTTACCAATCTTTGTTAGGAATTCACTCTCAAGTTCGCCATACTTTATGGCTTCATCTATGACACTTTGACGATTCACACCACCCACTCCCAACTTATTGAGAAATGGTTTCTCTCTTTTCAAACCAATCTTCTTGATTCGATTAGCCGCTATATCGAGTTTGATATTCGTCTCCACAATTGGTACGTTTGGGACCTTGGGTTCAGTTATCGGCCCTTGAACCACAACGGGTCCCGCGTTCAAGTAGTATCCCGTACCCTGATTTCCAGTCGTGAAGGCATATCCCTTCTTGGCACCCGTAAAAGTATTGGATTGTATATAGTTTTTTTGTTTCGGTCTAAAAATTTTATTAAAAAGTGATTCAGTCGGTTTTTTAACGGCACTCACCCGGCCATTAAGAAATTTTGGCTTCTGGCCTCTCATTAATAGACCACCCTTGGGGAAATTTACACGGGTAGTAGTGGTGGCCGTCTTCACTGCCGTGTTGTTCTTCACTGCTGTGTTGTTGAACACTGTTGTATTGTTAGAGTTGTTCCTCACTGCTGTGTTATTGATCACTGCTGTGTTGTTCCTCACTGCTGTGTTGTTGAACACTGTTGTATTGTTAGAGTTGTTCCTCACTGCTGTGTTATTGATCACTGCTGTGTTGTTGAACACCTCTTCCTTCCTCACCGGTGTAATACGTTTCGTCCCAATCTTCACGGGTTCATGAACTTTCATGTATCTGAGACGCTTACCGATAGAATCAATCATTTGACTCTTCGTCATCTGCTCCATCTGTTTGATCCCAACTTTACGGGCAACCCGTTTAATTTCATCACGTTTCGACGAGGAATTGAATAGAATGTCGTAATCGACGGGTTTCAATGGGGATTTCTTATCTACGAGGTAAGTCTTATTAGAACTCATAATCAATGGGGGGAGGGGTAACTTTCCCGCCTTGATATCGTCATAGACTTGACATATTTGTTCTTTTGTCAATTTAATAGTGTGTCCTGTATTCATCTTAATGAGTTTTTTTAGGACATCGAGATCTACGTCGGGATCGCAAACCTCAATCATATATAGTAAACTGATAAAAAAAGTGTTATGTCGAATATCCAATAGTGTACAATTTTAACTTTTCTTCGTATTCCATATTGAAATCAAATACATTCGTATCTCTTACATTAATTTCTACGATTTCTATGGGTGTCGTATACGTCTCCCTATTTGTAAGAGCTGAACGAACGAGTGAATCTATGAATTGTTTGGGAGTATCTATATTTTCCTGGTACATTTTGTCCATGATAATCTTAATACACGTAACTTCGTGTGATTTTTTACCAAGAAATGGAACTAGAGGGTAATCTTCTTTTGTACCACCATCGATGTACGTTTTACCATCATGTGTCCCACACGCGAATATGAATGGTACAGCCATACTCATACACACAGCATCTATGACCTTCATGTTTGGGTGTGTATCACGGGAAAAATAAACAGTTTCCGCACTGTTTAGACAATAAGCTGATATGTATATTTTAGTCTCCAATTCTGCGAACGTTGGATCTCCGTTACATATATCCACCAACTTTTTACGAATTGGACCCATATCAACAAAACCAAATTTGTTAAAAAATGAGCCCAAGCGTATTTTAACAAAATTGGGGATATTTAATGCGAGTGATGTATCCAAAATTTCATCCATCGACATACCGACCGCCAAAAATAACGCTAAAATCGCACCCGCTGAAGATCCGGATATTTCCTTCACGTCCGCGAGTGAAGATTCACGAGCTTTTAGTGCTCCAATAAGTGAGAATATTCCCATAGATGCCGGACCAAGTACGAGATACTTCATCTTCTTACTTAGTAGAACTGAGGAAATTGGCGACGCAAAAGCGCGAAAACCACCGCGAAGACGATCGCGTGGGTCAATACCGCGGGGAGGCTGGTCTGACCGGAACGGAACACACCACCCGAGCCCGGGGGCAACGTGAGAAGGAGACCGGGGCTGAGGGCCAGGAAGAGTGCGGTAGTGACGAGCAGGTCGGTCTTGGTGAGCACGAGACCCATGGCCTTGGCGACGAGACTGAACACAAGGAAGAACACGAGTGCGTGGAAAAAAATAGCCATCTGGTTGGTTTTGCCGTTCGCGAACTTGACGTTTTTGCCGGCGGTGGTCACGAGAACACCGGGGCTGAGCGCGAGAAAAAGGCCAGCGGGGATAGCGACTTTCTGGGACGTGATATCGGGAAACATTTACTATAGATGTATATATTTTTTGGCGAAGTTGCTAAAATCAGTGAACGTGGCACCTCGCATCATTTCCCCATGGAGATGATTGTTATGTACGATTCGCCTGACATTCTTCCATATATGGGACAGGTGTTCATCGTACCATTCTGTATCTTCATCCCGTTCGTTAGAATGGTCATGCTCCACGTAGCAAAATTCGACAAAGTCACAGAATTCCCCTGAGTGTTCAATTTGGGCATCATACAAGAGTGTTCGCATAGTATTCCACATGTGCCATAGTTCGTCTGAGTATTCGACTTCCCAGTCTTCGATATTCAGAGGAGTGTGATCGTCATCGATCCCGTCATCATCACTGATATCGGGATCAAATCCATTTGAGGCTTCATATACGTATTGGCTCCAAACCATTATGCTTTACTTATCTTCTTTCTCGGGTGTTTCTTTTATACCTGTTAATGAAATAGATGTAGATTCTTTGGTTTTAAGTTCATCTTTGATGGCATTTAGGGCTCCTTCGACCTTTGTTTCGTCTCCACCGAAAAATGTCATGAGTCCAGCTTTGATAGCATCCTTACTCATACCGGATTTCCTGACGGAATTACGGATGCTAATTTTACCTTTCCTGAGATTGATGGTATCGATACCCTGATCCATCATGTGTTTTTTTACGTTTTCCTTAAGGCGTTTCTCCTCCTGACTGAGGATTTTGATGTCAGATTTCGCCTCGGCGAGTTGTTTCGTGAGCTCTACCAGTTTAGATACATTCTCGGAGAGATCAGGTGCAACAGATGTCATTATTTACTATAAGAGTATTCTCTTTAAGCGCAGAGACCGCGCTGCATGAGGTCGGGGACAATGGTGGAGTTGTTCCACACGAAAGGGTCTTTGGGGTTAGGGGGATCCTTGCGAATCTGCTGGTTGGCGTTACGGAGGGCACCAC